TCCTCAACGCCTTCTTAATTATAAATGTTCCGATGCTCATAAATAAATTCCTTTAAGGGGATTTGGTTTCTTTGGTCACGGCTCCAGATGTGGCGCTTTCAGTGGTTACGGCTCCAGATCCAGCAGCTCCTTTTTTATCGGCTTTTTTATCGGTTGGATCAGCTTTTTTGTCGGGATGATCCGTCCAGCCCTCTTTCTCTTTTTTACTGATTTCATCACCCACAAATATTTCAGCCTTTCCATCTTTATATCGCCACGCTCGGTAACCTGGTTCATATTTTTTTTCTTGGGCCATTCGTCTTTCTCCTTTAAAAAGTTAAAAAGAAAAAGAAAGGGTGAGTTGCCCCACCCCATCTTATATTAAGCTTCAACTGCTCCCTGTTTATTCATAGTGATCCAACCTCCATCCGCAACAGAAAAGGCAAGTATCACAGAATCACCTACATCATTGAAGGTTATCGTCGCAGCACCTACAAGATCGCTTGGTGTCAAAACAGCATCACCGCCATCAACTATCATTGTTATAATTTTGACAAATCCATTTTGACCATCAGGCAAACTTAAAGCAATCGCGCCAGTAGTTTTGAGGAACGTTACAGGAATTGACGGACTCACAACTGCATTATTAGCACTAATAGTTTCTGCGTCTGTCGTATCTCGCAATACGACAACTCCCCCAACATTAGAGTTCACCTGAACTAACACAGAACCCTCTACACCCGACAAGAAAATAGAATCCTTTTCATTAATAGTCCCTGATAGCTCATTCAAATAACCACTTGCCAGCATCTGAGTTAAGGTATCAGTTTCAGAGAAAACTGAGTAAAGTTGTCCCCCCGCAATGGAATTCCCTGGCCCACCAACTTCTTTAAAATTTTCTATTTCAAATGACATAATATTTTCCTTTATAAAGAGAATGAGGGGCGAGTTTCCCCACCCCATCATAGATTAAAAATTAAACTTGCGATCCTACGAGATTCCCACACATATCAGGAATCAGGACATTGGGCGCAAACCAGATCGTTAAACGATATTCCGTTCCAAGATCCCGAATATTTGCACCTTTAGCAAACAATATCTCGATGCCTGAATCTGTGGTTCGGCGCATTGTAGAAACACCCGAACCATCCAGTTCCATAGTAGCCAGAGAACCATGCACGATTTCTACCGCATCATTCATAAAGAAAATATTTGAAGGCTTAGTAGTTCTGTTCAGGAATGTAATCGCCGCATCATCAGCCGGGATACTATCCACATTCGCATATTCTTTATTTGCTTGACCACCACCATCTGCTGCAATGATAGCAGGACTGATTTCCCACCTCGTAATTGACGGCCCGGTAACTGAAGGCCCAACGATTCTGAATGTTTGCGGTATACCACTCGAATTCTTATTAATAAGACCGATAGAATTAACATTGGCAATCGTAAAAGCATCACCGATTTGTGGTTTTATCGATCCACCATCAACATTTAATAGCTGGGTACGATTGTCCACATTGTTACCATTTGCATCGGTTGCTACCGGATCATGATCTTCATTTGCACCATTGATCAAATAGCTTTCACCTTTGGCAGGCGATTCCTCTTGAGTAGGCATAAAATTAGCCTTGAACGAATCAAAAGTTGCTACCGTGGGAATTCTTGATCTTTCAAAAGCTGTTAAAGAAACACCGGTCGGCGGGGCATCCCGATTCGCCAAATCGCCAGAAACCCCATTATAATCCACAGGATTCATTATCAAAGTTCGCGCCGCCATGATAGGCACATCCCGAATTGACATAGCTTCTTCAGCTTTTGCAATTTGGTTATACTTTGTAATTGGAGCATTATCTGCAATGAAAAGTGTTCCCCTGGTTGCTACTTCTATGGCGATAGCCCGATCCACCAGAGCCGACAGAGCCTGGACAGCACTCAACGCTTTTCGACTAAGCTGAAGCGGATCATTAAGTTCAACCGCATTCATTATAAAAGGCACGTTTTTAATATCAGATGGCTCCTGATTATTTGCGTTCAGGGTTGATGGCACTGAAAGCTGAGTGGTGTCAGCAAAATCAACTGAACTTAAAACCAGACCATCTTTATTCACGGAGATATAAGGAACGGGCCTGAAAACTTCCAAAGCCGAACGCTCAAACTGCGTAGAAGGCGGTTGATACTTCATCACCTGTCGTGCCGTAATATTATTCGGATCAAAACCCGCCTGGACTTGATCGAAAAATACAATTTCTTCTTTACTAAAGGCATTATTTGCCATGGTTCTTTACCTCGAAGTTTAACCGGCCCTGGCTTTTTCTGCCTCTTTCCTGCGTTTATTCTGGTGTTCAAAATACTTATCAAGATCCGCTTTACTGCCAGATTTTGTAGCATTCGCTAATAGTTTTTCAGCTTTTGCATCCGAATCATTAGCACCAGATGGAGAACCACCGGGAAGAGGGTTATCAGGGTCAGGAGTTATTTTAGTTTTAGGCTTGATCTTTAATTCAGATCGGAGAGCCCCTAATTCCGCAACACCTTGGATGGGATTAATTTTAAGTTTTTCTGCAATCCGCTGTGCTTCACCTGGATTTAAACCCAGATAACCCAAAAGAATATGTGAATCTTCGGTGAAATTATCGATTATCACATTCACTGTTTTAGTGCCAAGAATTTCAATTGCTTTATCCTCAACTTCAGCATAATTCTTCATCCCCAGTTTATCCGCTTGCTCGTAATGTTTTATTTGTTTACGTTTAAGCTCCTGAGATTGGATTGCGGTGGATTGCGTTTGAACCGTTTGCTTAGTTGCTTCCTGTACCTGTTGTTTTACCTGTTGACTGACTTGGTATTCGATAACGGCATTCTGATATACCCCAACCTGCTTTATATATTCGGGGTCATGAACACCATCATCAAAATCATCAGGTTTAGGCAAAACAGGTTGATCCTGGGTTTCGTTTTGCTGATCCAATTGAATTTGAAGAAGTCTAGTTCTCTCATTCGCAAGTATCAGTTCAGCATTAGCTTTTTCTTCACCCTGGACAGCAGTTTCAACCTTTGCATTCAGTTTATTAATCCGTTTACTAATTCCAAGATTTCCTGCGGGTTTAGGTTGCGAACCTTTCGATTCCCGGACTACCTCAAATTCCTCATCTTGCTTAGGATCTTCAATTTCTCCAGTAGTATCATGCCCGGCTGATGCCTCAGTGGACTCCTCTTCTGGAATAACTTCTTCTTCCTGATTAGGTTCTTTGGTAATCTTGGTATCTTGCGCTTCCGTTACTTCGGCCATTATTTTTACCTCTAAAATGGGTTAAAGAGTATGCCTTATGGCATCAAGGTTTTACGTTCCAGGAAACGAGCCCGGTTTTAAGTTCCGGGAAACTTTAACGATTCTTTAAGCCTTTAATCTGCCAGAGGAAATACCCACTGTGACAGGACCAGCTGTTGTTTGTTTAGTGACTTGTATTAGCATGGGAGAATTGATAGTTACTGTGTTATTCAATACTGCCAATTCTATATTTATTCCGTCATGGCTGATTGTGCTACTGGTTTTCCCATCATCAAGACTCCTCATGACAGGCATTGTTTCTGATCCCTGAAGCCCATCAGCTTCAATTGTTGCCGGTAGACTTTCCTGGGTGACAGGGAAAAACACACTTTCAAATGGTCCTGTTATCTTGTCTATTAATATTTGTGCAGCCATTTTTAATCCTCCTTTAAGGGATGTTCGTATAAGGCAATGAATATAAATCAGTAAGAAACCTTCCAACATTATTTCTTTGAAGTGTATTTAAAAGATTATCGTATATAACGATTTGACCTATTTCCCCAAAAAAAGGGCAAGTTCCAAACATATTGTCACCGATAATCAATGGATTATTATTTGAAACTCTATCAATTAAGGTATTAACAGGTGTTCCAAAATCAACTCCATTAACTCTAAAATTAACCGCTCCTCCTAATTGAAAATGCACCTCTGCGAGAATTGAAACACCCGCAGATATAGTGCCTGTGCTAGTAATGAACTGGTTATTTAAAGCGCTGTCAACGGCGTCTGCCCTAAGTTGACCAAAAGCATTCACACCTAATTGATATCCGAAACCATTCCTATTAAAAATATCTATTCCAAAAGGGTTAGCCAATGATGTGGGTTTAATAACTGCGTAAGCGGTAAAGTCGAAAAGTATATCAATCGATGCAGAATCCGCGATATCCATTTGATCGTTTGTTCCATCAAATGTGAGAGAAGGGAAACCATTTATCCCTGTGGAATTAAAAGTTGGCCCTTTACTCGGTATTGGTTGCACCGCATTATTTCCAAACATGGTTCGATCTAACCATTGACCAACAGGACCAGGACTTCCTATAACCCCCCTGAAGGCATCCAGATAAACAAACAAGCCTGGTATTTCAAGAAGAGTAAAATCAATTTGACCCAAAGACTTCATAAATGGATTTCCAAGAGGAGGTCCAAAGGAATCAGCAAGAGCCATGATTTCTCTCTTTCAATATCTTTTCGTTTTTCATAATTTGTTTTTTGATAAGACCAATAGCCCTTCTTCTGTCATTCCTGGGCATTTTTAAAATATAGGCTTTCATTTCTTCACCCTGCTTAATCAATCTTCTTTCATGTTCATCCATCATATAAGTAGTTTTTCCGTTTAAAATAAGCTAGCATCTCGATTGTGAAAAAAATCTATATAACTTATATTCAAATCAGCGAACCTCGAAACGCTGATTGGGAAGGTGATTCGCAGGGTCCTTGCGACACAATCGAATATAAAAATATGCTCTGGCTTGTCCCAGAATGGAACGAAAGGCCAGATTTAGGAATGTGCCAGCCAAGCCGAATAATATGCTTGAGCATTCTGAGATACCAAGATGGCTCTGGCCTTGAAGGGATTGATTATGTGTTAAATAATCCAATACCCAGATCCGTTTTGAACGGCCAAATCCCGAAACAAAACTCAAACCCGTATACCGTGATTGAGGCTCCTGATATTTTATTCCCGAGTAAGCTGGGGAGCAATTAGATTCTATTTTATTCATTTATTTCCTCTCAATCAGATATCCCTGTTTATCCCTAATTGATTCATCAGCTTTTCTTTTTTCTCAAACAGCTTTTCGCTGACTTTAAATCGTTCAGTAATATCCTTATTCACCTGTTTCAATTCAGCCAGCTTCTTTAATTTATTATTATTTCCAGAAACCTGTTTAGCTTTTCTTGGTGTCCTGGGTGAAGCAACACTTACTCGATTTGTTTTCCTAGCCATAAATTCTCCTAGACCGGTAATTGTTCTAAAGGTTTAAATACGCTTTCCCTGATTTCCTTCAGGGTTTTGGCTTCGTTCACCCGGATATCTGATGCAGTTTTAGCTTGTTCCACCTGGATATCTGATAGAACTTTCCGGGTCTGAGCATCTTTCAATTCAGCACTCTTAATTTTCTTGATTCCGATAATTGCTGTTGGGTAGCCGCTTCAATCAATTCTTTATTCGGATCGGATTGGTTCTCTTGTTGCTGTTGAGCATCGGAAATTATTTGTTTATCCTCATCGGTTTCAGGTTCAATAGTTCCTGCCAATAATCTGATTCTCCGATTCAGTTTCTTAATGGATTCCAAACCAGTACCGGACATATTCTCAATCGCTACCCCAACCAATTCAGGAATAAAAGGTTCAGCACCTGGAACACTAGCCAGCGTTTCAATCATCCTCAAAGCTGTGTCTGTGCTTTCCTGCCTTTGCGTTTCATATTGAGGCCCGATATCAGCATAAGCCCTGAATCTCTTATCATTCAGGTTATTGGTCTGAATCATCTTCCCAGTAGTTTCATCCATCGATTGCTTCATTATTTCCTGGGTGGTTTCCGATCCATCCTTTCCAATAGTCCTGATAATCCTGGGAGTTGTATAAAGCTCTGATGCTTTGGAAGCATAAACCACACCCGACCACTCAATAGCTGATGAAATGTTCTCCAGGACCGGCTGAGTCATTAGATCCTGGATCTTCCTAGCCGCTACAATAGCTTTCCCCGATGTATTGGGATCAACTGTCTCCTGGGGGGCTCCACCTGTGAAATCCCTGATAAGTTGAGGGACCAATTGAAGTAATGCCGCTGTGCTTCCATCCAATTGAGCCGGTTTGACATAACTGGTTGGCCCGGGTTGAATTATCTTCCCATCTGCATCCCTGAGAGCCTTTGCCAGAAAATAAGGTTTATTGGTAGGATCAGCCCAACTCTGTTTAATTGCAGGATCTTCCACCTGCTGAGGGTCAAATATAGGCTTATCAGCTCCGGTGCCGGCCGCATTTTCTGATAACTGGGAAAGCTGTTGATTCAATAACCTGGAGGCATCTTTCAGATCCCGGACAAATCCCTTGTACCACTCATTTCCATTTACATAGATCCGGTGTCCATAAACAGGGATGATTGGAATATATTCACCTGATATCCTTCTAGGTGTTTCAATGAAAGCATCCCCAGTAAATACTGATTTCTCAATACGCCTGCGGATAATCTTTCTTTCTCTTGCAAACTCAAGGAACTCTACCTTCTTCAAATCATTCTTTATTTCTTCATGCTTTTCTTCTGAAAAAGTTTCGACTTCTGTAGTCACTAAATTGTGGTAAACAAACACCGTTTCTTCTGCATCAATCACTTCATATCGAGTAGCCACCCATACGGCATCATCCTGCCTATTCAAGAGGTTACTTTCATAATCCAACCGAATAGGATCATGAGCAGAAACAGGGGTTAAATCAGGGAATTCAGCTATAAAGGATTTCTTGGTGAATCTCTTTAATTTAGTACATCTTTTGGCATCACTCTTATCAATCATCTGGGCGGCTTCATGCCAATAAACTGTACTAGAAGCATTGAATAAAGACCTCCATTCAATCCTTTGTAATTCGTTTTTAGAATCCCCAGTATCTATGAAAGCCTCCCCCAATTCGAAGCATCCATAACCACAGTTCATAACCTCCAGGACAGCGTTATCAATAGACTTCTTCCCATTTCCCCGGACCCTGAAATCAGCCCTATGGATTCCATTCAATAACTCAGCATCCTTATCTGATGTCCTTAGATCATCCCCAGGCTTGAATTCAACTCCCACTCTATTCTGATTCCATTCGGCCTGGATACGATTAAGGAAATTGGCTATCATCGGGAACTGTAATTTAACCCGGTCAATCAATTCATCCCCGAAAAATCCTTCCCACATTCCACCAATAACATTTAAGAACCGCATATCCTCTTCAGCAGCTTCAGTCTGTTCTTCTACCGCATCAGCATCTGTGATGATATCCTGTTTGAACCTGTTGAGCATTTCTGCTTCTGATTCAGGCTCTTTCTTTGGTGGCTTATGATCCTTTAAATCTAAATCTTGCATTGTTTATCTACCTGAATGCCCGAACCTTTTTAGGGTCGGGACGGTGTAATCCTTTGGTGGTCCAAGCATTGGAAATTTAATATCCATATCTTTATATCTTGCAAGAGCATCCAGCATATCGTCATGCTCTCCCACAGGAAAAGGAACAAACTCTTCACTAATAAAAGTAGCAACCAAATCCACGCTTTTATTATCACAATTCACATAATCAAGTCGAACCGGAAACCAAATAATAGTGTTTTCAAAATCAGGAATAATCCTTCTGATTCTGTCATTCTTCCCCATTGAGCCACCTAAAGCTACAATAGGGAATTGATAATTTTCATCGTTCATCTTGTCTTGGATATGGGCAATATCAGAATCCTTACCATATTTTTCATACCCAACCTTGAGTTTCTGTTTCGGCTGTTTCCAGTGCCTATGGAGTTCAAAGAGTTTAGAAGTTCTTTCAGTTAACGAAAGTCGATCTCTTACCATGTCCAGGACGTAAATATTTCCATCCAAACAAGCCCCGATAACAAACATAGCGGTATAATCTGATTTCTTTTTTTTCTCATTAGCGGGATCTACCAGGATATAAATGTTCATCCCTTCACCGGTCTTAGTTCCTCTGTAAAACTTCATCCATTCTTCTTTAAAGCCTTGGATAGAATCAGCTTTAGGATCTTGAAGCATCTGGCAACCAAAAGTATATGGCCCTTGCTTCTTTCGCTTTTCCTCTAATTCTTTTCGAGTTAATAACACAGGCTCACCATCCACTTTGCCATCAATAGTGGCAGGATGAAGCCTTACAGCTGCAGCTTCACGACCCATCATGGCCTTGTAGGTATCGTTAAAATGGTATCTGGTGCCAATGTACCTCTCAATTCCCCCTCGAACTCCAAGATTCAATGAGTTTTCCCAAGCTGTAGTAGTCTTGTTCATCATTTCAGGGGAAGTGATAGAAGCTAATGTGACAACATCATCATAAACTAAGATAAAGAAATGCTTTGAAGTAGGTTGGCCATCCACCAGGCCGTGTGCTTCAATCGTTGATTCTTTAGGGTTTGACTTCCTTTTAACAACAATCCCATCATCTTCAGACCATTTCTGAGCATCACGCTTTGGATCTCGATAAAGAATATCAGGAAATAAATCAATTAGGACTTGGTTAGTCTCAAACTCCCTCATAATCTGCCGTAAAAAGCCTTTTGCTATGGGCCTTGTATGGCTGAATATTCCCACTGTTACTTCTCTACCATTCCATTCCGCTAAGGGATCGTTCCCATGACTAGACAATACATCTTGAATGGTCTTGGCATACGTTATAATCGTTGACTTATAATGCTCCCTGGCCCATAGATCAAGATGGCCATCAGGAGAAGCCTGGACTTCCCGGCATCGATCAAATAACCATTGGCGTTCTATGTCCTCACGACCAAAAACATAACGAATCAGGAAAAATAGGTCATTCCTGCACAGTTCCCTCATCATTGTCATTTTGTCGGGTTTCGATAAAGCCTTGGAGTATTTCAGAAAGTCGGCATACTCCCCCATTGCTTCCAATGTCGCCAGAGTGCTCAAATTCTTGTCTATCCTTCCAGTTAAAATTGTTTTTCAAGTTGAAAATAATACCGTGTACATTTTGCTGTAACCCTTGTTCGTTGTATGCCTCAATTCCAGATTTAGCTTGACGCACCGTGTCAACATATTCATCCCTTCCTTCATAATTAATAAGACCCTGCCTAGAAAGACCTAAAACGACACCTAATCCAGAAATTGAAGGATGTAAATCATCGGTTATTGTGTCTGGTTTTACTGGTGATTTAACTTCAGCCCCTTCCTTTTCGGGATCTACCTTTTCAGGCTTTGCCTTTAAAAAATCTCTATTCTTCTTACAATCCTCAAAATAAAGATAGATAATGGCTTGCATTTCATCAGGAGTTTCATATTGTAATTTTTGACCCATTTTTCACACCCAGGCTTTAGAAACCTGGAACCTTTCAGGGATTTGCCTTTCTTCATCTGTGATCGAATTCGTTAGCTTGGCAATCAGAAAATACATTCCAACAGCCAAAGGCGCTGTTTCAGCCTGAGCAAGAAACCCCGGC